GTGATGAAGCAATACTTTGCGTCCGCGCCGGTCGGGTCTTGGATCATCGGGTCCATGTAGACCGAGAACGAGTTGCGGATGCGGCCAATCTTGATGTCTTGGTCAAAGGTGTTGTCGTCGCAGTACTCTGTGAGCAAGCGCAAGTAGCCTTCGCCGTAGGACACTTGGTTTTCGCAGGCCGTGTCGTAGGCCACATCAGCATCCGAGATGTACTCGATGTGGCGAATCATGCCGTTGAAAATATCCGCGACTTCCACGTCAGCGTTGTCGTCCACGGGAATGACTTTGGCGCCTGGGCGGTTCTGCCGCTGGTCGTTGGTCACCTGACGCACATGCTGCGGCAGCTTGTTGATTGTCAGGCAGGGCCGTGCGTTGATCGTTTGGCCTTGCACCGCGCCGCGAGTCGCCAGCACATCGGCAGGCCACTGCCAGTGGTTGTCGGGCGAGCCAGCGTAGAACTTCAGGTCGTCAACTTCATCTTCACGCGACTCAGACAACGCTGATACGGCCATGTCTAAGCGCGCGCGGGCGGTAGCCAGCACATCCGCGTTGCTTTTGTCTTTAGCCGAACCACCAACAGCTACGGCTGCGGCGGCGACAATGCCTGTTGGGTCTGCCATTATTTTTTCTTCTTTTCTGCTTCACGCTTGACCGAGTAAGCGATTGCCACTGCCTGCTTCACAGGCTTGCCAGCCGCCACTTCGGCCTTGACGTTTTTGCGAAAGGCTTCGGGTGTTTTTGACTTGACAAGCGGCATAATTAAGACGCTCCGTGAATGATCGCAAAGTTGATTACGACAGCTTCGGATAAATTGCCGCCGCTGATGTTTCGCAGCGTAATCGTACAAGTGCCCGCGCTCATGCTGCTGATCCAGCAGTTATACGCGCCCGATGTAGCACCAGAACTTACGTTCAAAATAATCACATCTTTTACGCTGATCAAGTTGTTAGTCAATGTAAAAGTTACATTGGTCAATGTGTTAAGTGTTGCGCTGTCCGTTGTGATCCGACCCATGCTTGCGTTAAGCGTGACACCAGTTGATTTGCTTGAGCCTTGAGTTACCGCGCCTTGTCCAGCAAGGGCATAGCCAATTTCTTCACTAGCATAACAAGTGGTAAATTCTGGGTCTAAATACGCAACGCCCGTTGCTTTGGTGTTAGACATTATTTTTTCTTCGCAGTTTTAGCTGACTTTATAAAGTCTTGCTTGGTCGGCGCAGCTTTGCTGCCAACCTTGTTCATTTTTTCGCCAGAACCGGCTTTAATACGAGCCTGTTTTGCGTGAATGTTTGCGTAGAGGCCAGGTTTTGTTGCCATGATTAGCACTTCCATCGTTTAAGGGCTGCTTTAGCGCGTTCGCCGTCTTTGGCGTTGGCCGCTACAGCGCCCATTCTTGCACAAAATGAATCCTTGCGGCCTTGGTCTGCCTTGGTCTTGGGGTTTGGGGCTGGCGCCTTGAGGTTTGAGCCAGTCGCAGCGTTGTACTTGGCTCTACCCTTTTCGGTCAGGCCGGCGCCCTTGGATACGGGCAGTTTTTCACCGCGTCCGACAGACAAAGAAACAGTTTTTTTCGTTGCCATCTAGCTTCCCATCCAAGATGTGTTGGCCGAAGTGTCTGAATACGTCCGGCGGGTAATTGTGCGCGCATTGTACTCGCCCCGATGGGCCACGGGAAACGCAAACGTCACTGCAATAGCGTCCGCAGCGTCTGGCGATGCTAAACCACGCGCCTTCATGTCCTTTTTCGACTCCAAAAAGATTGTTCCACGTGAATCAGGCTTCATCATAGGCGAAATCAAGTCCGTCTTCAAGAACCTGTCGTTCGGAATACTGGCCGTCTTGAGCCACTCCCGCATGTCGCCCCACATCTGTGCCCTCATGTTGCCATACATTACTGGGTTTTTGGACTTATTTCCAAAATTTACGCCCTTGATCTTGTAGCGCTGCTCTTTGAGCCTGTCCACAATGCCCGCTCCCAGCCCGCCCTCGTCAATAACCACCAGCGTGGGCTTGTATTCCTCAATGGCGTCGATCACATACCCGACCACGGTCATGGTGTCGTCGCCCCGGTGCCTGATAATCTTCACAATGTCGCGCCCCTGCCGCACGGCGATGACCGTTGCGTCCGCACCGAACCGCGCCGGATCGACCCCGATCACAATCGGTGCGCTCATGTCTTGGTACTTGACCCGCTTCATGGCCTCGTCCACCGTATTGGCGCCGATGAACTGATCATCGCCCGCGCTCGGGAACTGACCGTACACCTCAACGTGCGCCTGGGCTGAGTCCGGCCCGTACTCGTCGATGATCTGCTGATAGACCGCCTTGTCTGTCCCCTCGACCGTGCGGGCGTCCACCACCTTGGTATTCCAGAAGTCGCGCTTGGAGTGGAACGTCTCGTAGAAGTACCCCGTGTTGCGGCGGGGGTTGGAAAACGCAAACCAGAACCGGTTTGGCGTGTTCTCCGTAAAGAAGCCCGCCGTCACCGCCCAGATGGCGTCATCAATACCGCTGGCCTCGTCGAAGATGACCAGCACGCCGTCCATGTTGTGTACGCCGGCAAACGCGTCTGGATTCTCAGCCGACCACAGCCGGCCCTCAACGCCCCAGTACCTGGTGCCCTTACGCAGATCGCGCTCGACCAACTCGGTCAGCCACTTGGCCGGTTGCAAGCTGGTGGCTGACACCTCAAACCAGTGGCTGTTCAGTCCCATCGCCAGCCACTTGGTGATCTCGGCCCAAGTCACTTTACGCAACTGCGACTCGCTGTTGGCCGACACAATGGTTGTCGAGCCGATCCGCGTGGACAGCATCCAGATCACCAGCCATGAGACTAGCGCAGACTTGCCAATACCACGGCCCGATGCGACCGCTTCGCGCAGGGTATCGAAGTCAATCTTGCCGTTGTTCTGCTTAATGTGCGCGGCGATGTCTTGCATTACATCGCGCTGCCACTTGCGCGGCCCACTGAAATGCTCCAGCGGCGTGCCTTTGACGCCCCACGGGAACAGCAGCATCACGAACGCCAGCGGGTTGTCCTTGATCTGGGGCGACCACAGCCGCGCCATCAACTCTTGTTCATCTTCAGCGCTGTACTTGGTGGACTGCATTACTGCCCTAAGTTGATGTCAACAGGGCGAGACGCGTTGGGGAATTTTTTAATCATCAACATATCGAGAAAATCTATTGGGCCGTTTGCCCTTTTGTACAACTCGCTTACGCTAGCTTTTGCAGGGTCAATTTTGTACGCCGCCTTATAAAAATCAGACGCATCAAAATTGTATGTGTCAACCGCTTTAGCGCCTTCGGGGGTGTTCATAACATTGAAGCTACCCAAAATAGTTTTCATGCGGTACGCAGGGTCTGTATACGATTTCCACGCCGACTCTAGAAATGAATCAAATGTAGGCGCGGCCCGTTTATCGGGGTAGTCGCTGTAGCTAAGACTTGTTTTGTTTTTTGTTGCGTCAAAACTTTTAAGCTGATTGGTCATTTTTTGGATGTATTCGCTATACGGAACCGCAACTGGCCGCGCTTTTTGGAACAGGCCAGGGCTATCAAACACAAAGTCAACTTCGGGGTTTTTGTTGTAGTCTTTTTCCGAGATAGATATTTTATTTGCGATGTCTTGTTTTCTTGATTCGTTACGTTGTTGTTTTTGAGAATACATTTGCCGCAGCACATCCAATTCTTCCGGCGCAAAATCTTTGGCTGTGATGGGCGCTGTTTGCCCGCGCATGGTGTCAATCAACACCCGCGCGTTTGTGGGGACTAGCGTTTTGTATAGCTGGTTTAGAACGCCAGGCTGTTCTGGGGCTAAAGCATTAACTGGCTGCGCCATAAGAATTCCTTAAAGGTACAAGCCTTGATTCTAAGACTTCACTTGGGTTGTTCTCAATGACCATGTCAATGACGCGGCGCTCGGCTTCGGCTAGGGCGGCGGTGATTGAGATGCGCTGATCCACGTCGATAGTGATGGCCTGCTTGGCAACCCAGCCGTGGACGTGTTGCAGAATAGCCAAGCTGGCCTTGGCGTCTCCCTCGGCGGCGGCTTTGTGCAGTTGGCGTGAGGCTTCTATCTCGCCATCAGCCTTGCCCTTTAACGCGGCGACCTCGGCAATCGGGTCAAGCTGGCACAGTTGGCGGTACTCGGTAGGCAACATGCCCGCAGCCATAGCCAAGCTGTCGCCTTTGAGGCCCAACTTGGCAGCATCGTAGATTCGGTTTAAGCGCGCCTCTGTCGCTTCGACTTTGCGCGCCTCAAATGGAAGCGAGTAAAACATGGATTCTCCAGCCACGGGGTGCTTTGAGTTTACATTAAAAAAAATTTTGTTCACAGCCCCTACGCCACCGTGGCCCACTGGCCGCCGGCCCTACCCCCCACCCCCTAAGTTAGTGAGCACTTACTTACAGCCTGGTATGTGAGCACTCACTTACATGTTAGTGGGCACTCACTTACAACCTGGTGAGTGAGTGCTTACTTCACATGCCGGCCGGACGTGGACCATGTGGACTGTCCACCGGCATCGGGCCATTGCATCCCCAGGCATCGGGCCGGGCATGTGTGGCCGGCCACATGGCCGGCCGGCTGTGGACAGTGTGGACCATTCAAAAAACAATTGTCCACATGGTCCACATGCATGCGCCGGGGTTTTCTGGCGTGGGCGAAGTGTGGACAATGTGGACCGTTTGGACCGTCGTTTAAAATCGGCGGCCTATAACATTGTATACACGTATTGTATACACTTTACATTTTTTACCCTTTTTATCTTTCCATTGTCCACATGGTCCACAATCCCTATTTTCAGTGGCGCGCCATGTGGACAAATTAGGCCGCGCACGTTGTCCGCGTTTTTGTCCGCATGGTCCACAAAAACCCTATTAGGGAAAGTCCTAGTAAAATAATCCTTGACAATGCAAAGAAAACCCTTACAATATAGATTGCTTCGGCAACACGGTAAACAACCAACCAAAGGACCCGCAACATGTACGCTTCAATTTTCAACGCACCAGCTAAGCGCTTTATCCTCATCATGCATCG